ACCAATTTCAGTAATAAATTGTTTCGACTCTTTATTCATCTCCCCTTTGATAATGTCTGCTAATTCAGCTTTCGCTATCATTTTAGCTTTCTCAATTGCGAGATTTAAGTCTGGTGAAACGCTAGTTCCAACTCCAAATATACATTGCTTCTCTTTACCTTTACCAAATCTTGCTGTATCACAAGCTTTAGTTTCTGAAAAGTCAGCCATATACCATTTTGGAACGGAATTAACTACTTTACCTTTTTCACTTTTGATTTTATAACCGCCTGCACAATTAGTCAACAATAGACCAAAGACAGCAACTGATAAAATCTTAATGTATTTGTTCATTAGTTTTTCACACTCCTTTGTACATTATATAACAGTTCTTGTAATAAGTCAACGCTGGATTGAGCATAGCTCAAAAATTCATCAGCAGTAACTCCATATACAATAACCAATAGGAGAGCAATTATGATTAAGTTTTTAATCATTATTTTACCTTCCATTCTCCGTACTCATTTAAACACACTTTTCCGTACGATTTAAAAGCGTGATTCTTACGACTATAATATCTACAATACTCTGGAGTATAGACATCACGGTAGTAAAACTGGGCAAAAAGTTCCCAATAAGAAGGAGTATCTACACCACTTCTTCCATCGGAACAATATAATTTCTCTTCTTTGGAAATGTTTCCATTTGCTTCTTGTTTAATAATAATTTTAACATAACAAAATTGTTCAGTATCATTTTTAGTTACTGGTTTTACATTATCATATAATATTTTTTCAGAACCATCTACAACTTTAGTACTACGGTGTACAGTTCCATCTGGATTATGCCACTCTATTTCCATTACTGGAGCATTTTTATTATTAAATGCTTTCTTATTTAAATCACAATCTACACAACCCCAAGCCATTTCCATACATAACAATACTGTTATCATAATTAATGTTGCGTACATATAAATTTTATAATTTTTTGGATCCATATTAATTCACTCCTTCAGGTTTTTCAATCCATCTTCCATCTGGCAACTGACAAGCAGTTCCAAATACAACTTTTCTATTAACCCCACCAATACCAATCAACGGCCATTGGCTAGTTATATCTACTGTATGGTCATAATCTTTACATTTAAGTGGTCCAACCATATAAGACCTTGTTATGTGTATAATTCCATTATTACCTGTTCTTGCATTATACCAATTAGTATAACTTGAAGAAGAACCACTTGTATTTAAATGGTCTACAAATACAGCGTTATGTACATCTTTATCACTCTTATATAAAATTTCTGCACCTGCAAAAGCAGTTCCAACAGCACACGTAGCAATTAAGTAAGGATTATCTCCTATGTACTCTAAACATACTGCTGTTCCTGTTGTTGCACCTAACACGGCACCTGTATGTGACCTGTTGGCACAATTTGTTAGTAATAAACTAACTAGTAAAATCCATATTATTCTTGCGTATCTCATCACATATTTTCTGACTATTAACACTTTTAACAATGTAATAATCTTCGTTATTATCAATTACATAATTATTAAAACCTTTTTCCTGCCAGAGTGTATGTGCTCTAGCAGTAATAGGTCTGAATAAATGTGTTCCATCATTGGCACTTGTACAAACAAAATCACCAATCATTATTCACTTTCCTTTTTGAATAAATGTTTCCAAGGCCATTGATTTTTTGCCTTGTTCCAATTATCTTTTTGGAATTTAATTGTCTTTGCTTTCTCACTAGCAATCCAATTTGTTATAGCATTAACTTTATCATTAACAACTGTATTTGCATTTGCATTAGTTGTTAAAAAGATTAACACTAGTACTGACATCAAAGTTTTCATAATATATCCTCCTTCTTCAATGTAATTTAGGTTTAGTAAATGGTTCAATTCTATCTTTCGATTCATAAACTGAATCCATTATATCATCATAATGCTTTTTAGGCATAGTTGACTTCATTATTTTCAAAGTTTGTCCCAATATTGTCATCATAACCATAACTGGATCGTACTTACTCATCTGACTCATATTCCACTCGTGGAAATTATCAACTACGGTTTGTTGTGGGTCTAATACTTCTTTAAACTTTGGCATATTATCTTTTGTAGTTTCTATTCTTTCTTCTACTTCTATAATACGACTCTTCTCCTCCGTCATCTCCTTCGGATTCAGAAGTTTCAAAAGCAACTTGTTCTGCATAAGTTCTGCCGAACACACTTTTATAGAAATAATCTCTTGGATTTGGGTCTGAATAAGCTTTAATTAATCCTTCCCAATTGATATTGCAATCATACAATCCTGGGTCTTTCTCGTTCAGTTCTTTATGTTCTTTACAAAACTGCAACCTGTTTGTATGGATATCGTTTTCTTTTTCGTCTAACGTTTTCTTTTTGGATAGTTTAATGTCTTTTTGTTTTGCAACATCAAATTCTTTCCAAATGTTCTCTTTATTGTATATTACACTACTCATTATATAAGTTCCTTTCTCAATTGTGTTAATATTAACATAAACCCCTGGAAATGTCAATCCCCAAATAAACCTTGGTTTTACTCATTTTCCTGCATTTCCGAACCCCTAGCAGGGTCGCTGGTGAGCTTTTCCGACTACTTTGATAGTCTGCTATAGCGGGATTTTGCACTATTTACCTCTACTCATTTCATTTTCTAGTTCTAACATTGTGTCTATATCAGACTCTTCTTTAGTACCAGTTTCAACTTCAATTAGTTGATTTACCATATCAATTGCTGTATCTTTATTGTCATCTTCAATGTTTTCTTTTAATGAAGTTAATACATCAAATTTATTTGTAAATCCATTAATATCAATTTTATTTTCATTTAATAATGTCATATATTTTTTACCTCCTATTCTTTTTGTTAAATCATATTTTAATATATGCTGTCTTACTTTCTCTCTTCTTTCTGGATCACTTAAATACTCAACTGGTTTCCAATCTTTACCGTAAATGGTTATATTCATATCATCTACATCATAATAGAATATCAGTTTATCGTATATAATTTTATTACTTACCATTGAAATACATTTGCCATTAATATTAAAATCAACATACTAGGAATAACTATACTCAACGGCCAGAATTCTAAAAATTCTTTCCAAGCAGGTGGTTGTTTCATTTGTTTTTTTATATCTCTTTTAATTTCCATAACTAAATTGTGTAAAGGTTCTCCTTTTTGAAAATTAGGAAAATCTAAATCACTCAACATTTTAACTTGATTATATGCTGATTGTACAGTTTTCTTTTTTAGTTCTACGTATATTGTTTTATTTTTCATCATATATTTTTATTGTTTTTTGTATTTCTTCCATATTAGGTTCTTCTAAAGTGGATCCGTTTTCTTCACTTGATATCAACAATACAATATAGTGTATTGCTTTATATAAATCCATTTTGTTTTTACCTTCTTTTTTACCGTATCTGCAAAGATATTTTATTGCATTTGATAAACTGAAATCTTTATCTATCTTTAAATGTCTTAATAAATCTTGTACTTGGAATCCTTCTTTAGTAGTAGAATAGTGTTTTGAATATGTACCTTTAATATAGTCTAAAACTTCGTTTAATATTTTATCTTCATTATATTTCATTAATCAGTATCTTCCTTTCCATTTAATTTGTTTAAATCTCTTAATGATTTTTGTACTTCTGTTAATTCTACTTTTGGTTCATTTGATTTACTTCCAATATGGTAAGCAATACCAAATCCAATTATTGTTAAAAGTGTTCCGATAATTCCTAAAAATATTAATGTATGATCCATTATTGTTTCTCTTTTTCTAACACGATTTTTAATTCACCGTCTTTTAAAACATATTTGTTATTTGGATTTAATGCTTCGTGTAAATCATCAAGTGGTTTACTCATACACTCTCCTGTTTCAGGATCAATTGTATCATCTTCTAAAGCATATGTGTCTAACTCAACATCACCGTTTTCTTTGGCGTTTTCTAAACCGTCATAGTCATCATAAACAACTTTTGCAATATACTTGGTTGTATCTGAATCTGTATAATTGGCGTCTGTCATATAAGTTTCAACACCGTTTTTTTCTTCTGTTAAGTCTTTATTGATTTTTGCGTAATCTATTCCGCAATCAGAAAGCAACTTATCTGCTTCATCTTTATCTTTTGCTAATACATCTTGCTCTACGCATAATGTATAATATGTTTTTTTTCTGTATAGATTTTTACCGATATCATCTTTAAATACAGATATGTCTGTTATATCACTCATTATATATTCTCCGCTATTACTTCGTCAACATTAAATTCATCAATTCCAGTTAGGTTGACGTTATTAACTGCAAGGATTTTGTTTCTAGCAATATCAATACTCATTATATTACTTTTAACTTCTGATAATATTTTATCAACTGCTTTTTCTGCTTCGTCTGTTGCCCATTGTTTTACTTTACTCATTAGTGTAGTCCTTTCGCTTTTTCTATTTTTCTTTTTATTGGGTTTAATTTATATGTTAATTCTGGATTAAAATCTTTTCTAAAAGATTGTCTGTCATATGATTGACCGTAATCATTAAACATATGTTTATCGTTTTCTGCAACATCACCAAATACTTGTTCATAAGTTTTATAGTATTCGTCTTGGTCAATTAATTCAATTCTAGTTGAATTTGCAAAATTTGTTGCTGGGTCTTTATAATTCCAATCACAATGTTTAAGTACTTTCATCTTCATAGATTTTGTATTAAACTTATCTTTGAATTTATAAGGAACGTTTCTGTAGATTGTTTCGTATGCGTAGAAAAAATCACCTTCGTGTTCGGGATCCATATACTCTCTTAAATAACATACGTTAAAAGTATAGTCTACATCATTTAATTTAACTTTTTTGGCTTTGTTCATAGTGTTTGTTTTCATAGTATGCATTACTATAACACCAATAATCTTAAAAGTCAAGAACTATTTTACGTTGATTTTACTGGGTTTTTAGAGATATTTGTTCTCGTTTTGTTCTAATTCCACTCTTTTTTGACCCAATCCTGGTCTGAATCGTGTGG